TTAAGTTAATATTGTCGGGTTATCAAGAACTTTATTTGCATCATCATTACTTGGAGTTTGATTTGTAAAAAATCTTTTATGTAGAGCTTCCCCCATTTTCATATATTGACTAGATTTGTAGTCTTTAAATTTAAAATCATACACATCCTTAAAAATTTCCTTATATTTATCAAAATTATATACGTGTTTCTCGTTTCTAATTAGAAGTCGCAAGGAATTAAACATCCCAATGACTGAAGAAACAGATAAAATCCCATCAGGAAAATTCTTACTTAATCTCCACAATGTATATTCCTTAGTAGAGAGGTTGATTTCATATCCCGAGAGAATATTATTAATTGTTTTTGCAGCAAACTTAATATATAAATCGAGCAATGCGCTAGTTTCAGTATCTTTAGTTCCTTCTATCTTATTTTTTTCAGGATGATCCCAAACAGTGAATATGCTATCACTACTATCAAGTCTTGTTAGAGGCTTTAAACCATAACTTACGATTGTAGTTGTTTTTATTGAATTATAGTCATACCAATAATTCTCAAGTAATCCTGATAGTGGACCATCTGATTTTAAAATATTTAGAACTCGCTTAGCAATAGCAATGGGTGAGTATGGATGAATAATTAATTCAATCTCTTGTTTAAGAAGTCCTTCCGCACTAGTCTGATTTGAGTTTATCTCCATAAAAAGATCAGCCTCGAATTTTATTCTTTGATCATCATTCCAAGTTATAGGGGATAGTATTGTAGTGATTAATAAATTATGAGCTCTTCTAAATTTAGCAATTTTAGGCTCATATATATCACTGCCTTCATAATATGAATAGGTTCTGTGTTGTCCATCAATGATCCCAATAATATTTGGTTTGTCTGGAATTTGTACTTTAACTGGAAGATTATTTTGATTTCCTTCTTCATATTCACCATTTGGTTTTAATTTTATCTCATTGTCATCTTTATCAAGTAAACTAATATCCTTTGTCGAAATTGTGGTAATAATATTGTTGACAAAAACCCTTTCTTTTTCAGATAAATATTTCCTCATACTATTAATTTTTTTTGTGACTAGCATTCTTTGGTAATGGCCAATATTCTCGCAATTTTTCCATCCATCTCTTCGAAGTACATAAGCTCTCTTTAATAAAGATTGAGCATCAATATAGAATGAAATAATTTTTTGTCCTCTTGAAAATAAACTACGATCTTCTGGTAATATTTGTGCTTCATAACTGCTACTACTATATGATGCTGCTTTAAAAATATTATCACCAAATTGTTTGGACTCAATTGATAAAAAATCTAAAAAATCAAATATTGCAGTTTTTTTAATAACATTTACTAATGACTCAAAATATTTAACAACTGGAAAGTCAAAATATTTAATGCCATCAACCATTATTTTTTTATATTCATCTTCAACCTTATATCTAGAACAGTATAATATTGAAAGTTGAAACTGAGTGACTTGAAATTTACAATCAATACTTTTAACTAATTCTGAAAGTTCAGGAAAAGTATTTTCAGTTGTTAAAAATGTTAAAAAATCCCTTTTATTTTTTATAATTCTATCATAAATAAAATTTTTATTTTTCAAATGAGCTTCTGGATCTTTTCTACTAGTATATTCTGTAAAGATAATTAAATTTTCTAAAATAAAAATATCATCCAATTCTGTTTGTCTTTCTTTATAGAAAAAGTTTTTATCTGAAACATCTTTGATTCTCTTAAATCCCATCGAAAGAAGAATATGTTGAACTAATTTGATATAGTCTTTTTTCTCTTTATCTTTTTTTTGGTCAGGAGTCAATACACGCTTTTTATTCCTTTTGATTTTTTTGGTCATTTGTTATCCTTTAATTATAATCATTTTCATTGATCATCATTTTAATAGGAGAAATTACCGCACATCGTTTATCTAAATCTTCATAATTTACCTCTCCAAAAGTTGAATGAGAATTTGTAGAGGTATAGCCAAACATTTCTTTTCCAGACATAAAATCTTTATTTATTGGTTCGTGAAAGAAAATTGACGGTTTGATGCCAAATTTCGATAATGGAGGTCTTTTTACGACTTGGTCGATGATTGGTTTTAATATTGTTTCATTATGATCGCAACAAACTATAAAATTTGCATCAATGATTTTATTGGATTCTTCAATCTTTCTTACGAATTCAGTAAAAATTATAATGTTACTAATGTCTATGGATTTTTTAATATAATTTCTTAATAGTCTGGCATATTTTAAACATCTCAATTCCATTATTGTGATCTCAAATTGAGACTGATCATCATTTTCACACAACAAATTATATTTTTTTCTTTCAACAGTAAATGAGTTATTAATATAATCCTCAAACATATCAATGTAAGATTTATTTAACTCGAACCCAACATAATTACGTTTCATAAAACATGCTTGTGCTGGAACAGAGCCACTTCCAGAAAATGGATCCAACACTAAATCACCTTCATCTGTTGTTAGTTGAATCATGTTCCCCACCATCTCAATTGGAAGAGGACAAAAATGTCGTATATATTTATTTCCCCACGATCCTTGAGTTGGGATTGGATATTCCCAGACTTCATCTATAGCTTTACCTTTAGGATTATATCTTTCAGGATATTTAACCCACCATCTTTTTAAATGGGATGTATCGTACGCTCGTACCCGGTCAATATTGTATTTGAAATTATCTGTCTTGGAAAAAAAAAGGATGTATTCAAACTTTCTTTGTACAAAACCCTTTGTAGACCAAGGAACGGTTTTATCTTTTTTCCAAATGATGATATCTTTTAATTTCCATCCTATACCTATTAATTTTGATACCAGATCAAAGGGGAGAGGTACAACGCTTTTCTCTTTTTTAAAAGTATCTATTACAATCCACAGGGATCCATCTTCCTTTGTAATATTATAAATATTTTGGAAAACTAATTTCAGGTCCTCAAGGTATTCTTCATATTCTTGACCAAAACCGATTTGGTTTTCACTTCCATAATCTTTCATATCAAAATACGGAGGAGATGTAATGGTTGTATTGACCACTTCTCCACAGTTTAACACTTCAGAAATGCTTCTCGAATCTGCGTTGTATATATGGTTAATTGTCATTTTATTTCCTAAAATGTTGTACACCTTTATTGTTGAGAAAGATACATCCCAATTATAAGCCAAGAAAGTTATAGTAATAGGTTATTATTTTCTGTTGGACAGGTCCTCAATATCTAGCCTCACATGGAATTTACAGTTTTATTTCTCCCGGTTTTTCAAGTGATAAAATATTAGCTAAATTATCTTTAATATCAATGCCAAAACCAACGGATATTTGATTTATCATTGTTGCGAAGGCTCCTCTCATACTACATAGAGCATAGATAAATCTCCATCCTGAAGAACCTACACCTCCTCCCACCTCGCCCCATGACCACCTCTTACACCCATGCAGGGTGGGAAGCGTTTTCCCTTCTCAAGCCAGATTGCTCTGTATCTATGTATTGAACACGAATAGCAGCCGGTTTTCCTGCAGATGGATCCAGTAGTGGTTTTCTCTTGTGGCCTATCCTGTCGAGTCTCCTGCCTGCATTCCAGATCCATTCCGCTTCCTCTTGGATATGTGTATTGTGCAATCGAAACATCACGAAGTCAACAAAAAAGGCTTGAAATATGCGAGAATACCATTATTTTATAAGACGTATATCCGGGAACTGTAGGATCACGCAAGGACTTTACTTGACTCCTCTCTTGGGGGAACACCCAGGATGAGTTGCACGGCATCGATCTGTCGCTGATCGGCCTTTGCCAGTGCATGGGCGATACTCATGAGGGTTTTGCTCTCGGTGAAGGTGGTCATGATCCTCGGTGCAGGTTTGGGATCCGCACCGGTGACGAGGAAATCAATTGAGACGTTGAATACTCTAGAAAAAGAAGCGATCACCTCAATGCTGGGGGTGATTCTTCTTGTTCGCTGTTGGGTGATTGTCCTGTAGACAAGATCAGGATCCAACTCACAGAGTTTTAGGATAGTACGTCCACTTTTATCCTTGAGTTCGTCAAAACGAGCCCAGAATTTCTCAGCATCAATTTTCATGGTAACAGTATACGTAACGTGTCTACATTTGTCGATAAAAAAAGATGTATTTATCTTGACATTACTCCAATCGTAGACAATAATGACTGCATGGAACAGTCAAGGTATACAACGGTAGACAAGAAACAGATATGGGTATCGCCATTCTCAACTGAGGATCGCAAAGAAATATCAAGTGCTTGTCAGATATTAGGACTCAGGAAGACCGAGTTCTATCGCCGGGCGATTGTCGAGAAAGCCCAGTCAGTCCTTTCATCATTAAAACAAGAGGCGTCTTCTCCCCGTGATCAGTCACAGGGGGAGGGCGCCTCTTTTACGTCTAAGGAGTAGAGATATGAGATACGTAGAATTAATGGCTCAAAGATACGCAGGGCTGAACGAGGCTATCAAACCTTGTGGATTCCAGATTTACGCTGGAGATGCTCTGATTCCGAGTGCCGGAGAAAATCTAGACTTCCTGATGAATACAACGAACGAAGGAGGATCTGTCTACAAAGGAATCATCGATGCTTTCACTTCCATAGGATTGCAGGTTAACGATATCAGGATTGTATTCCGGTATGCGGAACCTGGAAGACCTAATGTTCAGATATCTTGCTCTCCACTATCCCAAGCAATTTCCGGCACTCAGGATTTGAACAGAAGAGAAGAGTCCCTGTAATGGCGATGTCATTGATTGTTGTGGGAACTTGTTCCTCTGGGAACAGTTCGAATTTCAGGGGTTTCTTACAGAACGGGCATGTCATTGGTGTATGCACCGCATCATCAAAGCACGGCATCCCACTCATATTACTAGGCATTTCTGCCTCCTTCGCCTTGTGGCTGATAGATGTTGAGAGATCAATCATACCACAGGTGGAGGAGGGGTCCATAGAAAAATCAAGGGAGGAGAAAAGGTGAGTGTTGAAATCGCAACCAAAGAGGATTTTCAGCAACTTAGAAAGGAATTAGGCGAAGTGAGAGCGCTGATCCAGCTTTATGCCGATAGCAACTGTCTTCCCAAGATAGTTCGGGTGAAGGATGTGGCAAAAATGGAAAACGTCTCTTCTCGGCAACTATACCAAACAGAAGCCTATCTTCTTCCAAGATTTGGACAGTCTGCTTTTCCGGCAGGATCCATCCGATGGCCTCTTGAAGAATACCTATCCTGGCGATCTATCGATCCTAAAAAAAGAATTGAGATGTGGCATGAGCATCTAGAAGCGGAGAGAAAGCGTTTTGTCGCGGAATCTAAATCCAAACGGTAAAGAGATGAACAAAGCCGACAGGTGGATCCATCCATCTGTGTGGGTGCAATTCCCACTTCATTTAAAACGTCGGCCCGTATGGGTGGCGTAAAAAAAAGGTCTGAAATAGTAAGCGAGTCTGGCAGGGGCGCATCAACCCCCATTGACCGGTGGGCTACCGGGAGACCAGCGAAAAAGCCGGGGATCTGTGGCCACGACAGCACTCGTGGTGAATCGGGACTGTGGCGGAATTGGTAGTCGCGTGACTGGACAACCACCAGAGTGCAGGTTCGATTCCTGCCAGTCCCAATCAGCCAAAGGGCAAAGGATAATGTATGGAAAAAATCAAGAATGCGCTGTTCACGAGCAAGTATACAGAGGTTTCCGGAGACGATTTCGATTTCAATGCATACAACACGTTTACCGTACAGCCTGTGGAGATCCCAACCACAGAGGTTGCCTTTACGCAAGTTGTGAAGTTCCAGAAGGGTCCCATCAAAGAATGTGGCGTGAACGGTGTTGCCAATGAGGACCTATTGCTCATGGTGATCACCCGACTCCAGCAGTTCCAGAACAGTCCTTACGCCTGTCGTGAGAATGCCCTTGCTCTCACCAAACTCGAGGAGGCTGTGATGTGGCTGCGGAAGCGGACTCTTGATAGAGAGGCCAGGAACGTGGAAGGCACACACCTGGTTTGACTGATTCCAGGTGTTACCAAGTAAACGAGAAGAAGGAGAACAGGCATGACGAACAATTTCCAAAGGTTGCTGATGTTTTTGAATTGGAGCAGGGGCCAGGTACCGACGAAAGCCTCTGCACCGAGGATCCGCGGGGTGAGTTAGAAGAAGGCCCTGGCAAACAGGATCTACTCTCAGAGCTCCTATTACTTCCACATCCCAAAACAGGATCGCCGGGGCTTGGGTGTTTCCCAGATCCAGGCACTCAGGGAACAGCGGTTTAGCGAATATCTGCGTGGAAACACGTGATTCTCTCGGGACCGTGGTGCAATGGCTAGCACGTCCAGATCGGTAGTCAAAGAGATCTGGAAGAACATGCGTTCGATTCGGTTTCGGTCCCATACCCGTAAAACGGAAAACAATTTCAAGGAGGTCACCATGAAGAGTGACGAGTTGGCGAAGAGCATGCTGGCAGATTTTGCTGGACAGGCTATGGGCGTCATCCTGCAGGCTAAGCAGGAGATGTCCGACAGGGAGCTGGAGATCCGCGATGAGCTCAATGAGGCCCGCATGCGCATTGAGGATCTTGAGGAGGAAAAAGAGAAACTAACTGGGGACTTCGAAGCGAAAGCTTATGAGGTCTGTAGTTTGGAATCCCAGTTGAGGGAAGCGATTAAGAGCCGGGATGAATACTACCAATGGTGGATCGGATCTTTGCCAGGACCGGGACTCCCCAAGATGTCGCTCCAGAAAAAAAACAAGCCGGATGATGACGCATCCGACTCGGTGGGTGGTGAGGTGTCCAAATGATCATAGAGAACACAGGAGACATCAAGACAACGGACAACCTCGTCATGATTGTATACGGGAAAGGCGGAGTTGGCAAGACTACTTTCGCGGCATCTTCTCCGTCTCCGCTGATCCTTGATTTTGAGAATGGGACCAAATACCTGGGGGAGCGGGGATTCCAGTGCGATGTCGTACGCATGGCGCACTGGCTGACAGGAGCCGACAAGACTGATCTTAGGCAGATGCTGAAGACCCATGAGACCATCGTGCTAGATCCACTGGGGGAGGCGATGGAGAAGCTCATCGACTCGGATGAGATCAAAGGTGCCAAGTTCCGCACCTCCGATGGAGGCCTCACCATGGCAGGTTGGGGCGAAGTCAAAAAGCAGATGCGCTCCTTCATCAAATTCCTCCGGGATACTGGAAAGAACGTCATCATCGTCTCCCATGTGGCTGAGATCGCCACGGATCAGGGACTGGAACACCGCATCCAGGTGGCGACAAAACTCTCCGATGAGATCCCCAACATGGTGGATGTCATCAGCTATCTGGGAATCCAAAAAAGGGACAACGGGATCTCCCGGATATTGTACACCCCAACCCAGGGGGGATCCTTCGATTCCAAAGACCGCACCGGACGCATACCCCCGACCGTGGAGATCGGAGAGACCACAGGCTGGGCTGATCTCATGTCCTCCATGGCTCCCCTGACACTGAAGGACAGTCCTGTGACACAGAGCAATCTGTCCACAGGAGAACCCGAGAGACAACCTGATCTTGTGCCGACTGGGGATGTCCAAGATGGAAACGAACCAATGACCTCCACCCAGAAAGCAAGACTGATTGAGCTGTCCACCCAGATGACCGGCTATGCGAGCCAGTACCTGGTCAAATCTGCCGAGGCCAACCTTACATGGGCTCAGGCGCAGAACGTCATCGAGAGGGCCGAAGCCTCTCTCAAGGGAGCGCGATAATGGCATATTCATTCAATGGGGTGGAATACCCCTCCGTCACCACGATAACCTCCATCCTCGACAAACCCGCCCTGCTTGGATGGGCGGCGAACTGCGCCGTTGACTTCATCAAGGAGCACATGGATGAGGTGAAGGATCCGTGCGATGTCCACCGCGGGGAGGACATCCTTGAACAGGCACGCAAAGCCTATGCGGTGAAGAAGGTCGAGGCAGCTGGGTTCGGGACCCAGTGCCACAAGGCAATCGAGGCCTATATCACCGGCAAACCCTATGAGCACATCCTGGTATCGGACCAGGCGCGGACAGGCTTCCTTGCCTTCCGATCCTGGGAGGACAAGAACCATGTCGAATGGGTAAAAACAGAATGTGAAGTTGTATCCGTGCTTCACGGCTATGCCGGGCGTTTCGATGCCATCGCAAGGATCAACGGGCATTTATACCTGATCGATTTCAAGACCTCCAAGGATATCTACGATGAGATGCGGTGGCAGGTCTGCGCCTACCGCCAGGCTTACAACGAGGCACTTGAGGAAGGCCAGGAACGCATAGAGAACCTTGCGATCCTGCACCTGAACAAGGAGACGGGAGAACCGACATTCAAACCTGTCGAGAAGGATATCGATCGGATGACCAACCTCTTCAATTTCCTGGTGGTGGTCTATTACTGGCTGAGCGACCGGCGTCTTAAGAACAACCCGTTCGTCGCCATGGCGAAGAATGTGTCCACTGTGGCACAGCCATTCTGAGGAGTGAACAAATGGAAGAATTGAAGAATGAACTTGTACCGTTGATAGATGTGGTGGACGGGAAGATCCAGGACAACCTTGATACCCTGGAGTTCAAGGTCATGGCTATCGCGGAGAGCTTCAAGGGAATCGTGCTCACGGATATCCCACAGGGGAAGAAGATCCGGGCGGATCTGCGCACGCTCCAGACCGTGCTCAACGATGAGAAGATCAAGGCCAAGAAGAAAGTCCTGATGCCGTATGAGGCGTTGGAGGCGAAGGTCAAATCCTTCCTTGCGATACTGGAGAAACCAATCCAGGAAATCGATTCACAGATCAAGGAAGCCGAGGCAAAGGTGAAGGATGACCGCAAAAAGCTGATCAAAGCCATGCTTGAATCAGAAGCCTCTGCTCTCTCTGAAAGCGGGAAGGATTTCCTATTCTCGGCTCCATGGCATATGAGTGACAAATGGGTGGCCGAATCGTACTGGACCGCCACGGGGAACGCCACGAAGGCCCTGAAGGAAGAACTGGCCAAGGTGGTGCAGAACTGCGCCAACTCGGTGGCGACCATACAGAATGTCGCCGGAGAATATGTCGACCAGGTGCTTGAGGATTTCAGGATCAACGGTGATCTGGGAGCTGCGTTGGAGAAACTCAACGGCCTGAAGGTAGCCAAGGCCAGGGCTGAGAAGATGCGCTTGGAGCGGGAGCAGAGAGAAACCCCGGTACAACCGAGCGCACCGGTGATCCCAGCGATCCCTACTTCACTGGGCAATATGGTCAGGTCTGTGGCTCCCAGCAGTATCCCAAGTGTGGCGCACACCATTATGGTTCCTCCCAAGGATGACAATCCGGTAAGGACCTTCACCCTGGTGTTCCTCATGACCGAGCAAGCCTTCCAGGGAGTCCGGTCCGTGCTGGATTTTGCGGGGATTGAGTATGAGGAGCTGCCATTTTGAAGACAACCTGGACCTGCTCGCGGGAATCAATAGCGCTGATCCCTCCCCGGACATCAAAAGAAGAGCTCAAGGAAATCTATGCGCTCTCAGATAAAAAGTTCGGGGGACATGTGACCATCACTATCGAGACCCCTCGCAAGCCCAGGACCACCGGGGAAAATTCACAGTCCCACCACCTGAATGGACACATCCAGCAGCTCGCAGTCGATACCGGCATGCCGTTCGATTCAATCAAGCTGGAGGTGAAATACCTGGCGGTGGGGATGGGATACCCGATGCTCTACAAACCTGATGGCGCGGTCCAGACCGATATCTGGGGCCGTGTCATGGGGATATCGGAAGCTGACTCTTCCACACAAGAGTGCGCGATCCTCATTGAGGCAACGCATCAATTGGCTTCCGAACTCGGAATGATATTGAAAGAGGAATAATCATGGAAGAAGAAAAACAAATCGACATCACCCTTGTGCGTTACGACAACAACCTGCGTATCGGCTACGAGGCCGATGAAGGATCCTTCCGTATCGAGACGGAGGACCGGCCCCATCCGGATCTGACCAAGGCACTCGCCGATCTGGTGTTGATCTTCATCACCCGGATGCAACTGGAGAGCGTGAGCGAGCGGATCCATGTCATCGGACTCGAATCGGGAAAAGATGATGTGGGCAGATGGTACCGCATCAGCGGAGTCTACACCGCAAACCTGGTGGCCCACAAGCTGGTCTGTCCGAAGCTCAGATATCCCGGGTCGGAATTCTGGGAAGACATCGAGGATCCCTCCCAGTATCCGGGCAAGCTCACCGATCAGGAGAATGAATCCATCGAGGGATGCATCGCGGAAGCCAGGGCTTTCGTGGTCGATGGCAAGAGGGCCCAGCTGAGATTGGACATTGACGGTGGTACCGATGGGAAGAGCGATGCTGACGGTGAGGACGTTGTCGATCCCCTGCAGGGCTGGGAGGATCAACTATGAAGATAGTGATCATGGGAGAACCGGTAGCTCAGGGAAGGCCACGCTTTTCCACCGCCAGTGGATTTGTAAGGGCCTATGATCCTGCAAAGTCCAAGGACTACAAACAATATGTGAGGCTTGCCGCTTCCCAGCAGATGGAGGGGAACTCCCCGATGGAGGGCGCGCTGTCGCTCTCCATCGTGGTATACCGGGGGCTTCCCGCCTCCTGGTCGAAAATCCGGACAGGTGAGGCCCTCAGGGGTGCTCTGAGACCCACGACACGGCCGGATCTGGACAACTATGTCAAGGGGATCAAGGACGCGCTGAAGGGTGTGGTATGGGCTGATGACAGCCAGGTGGTGAGCTATCGAGAGCCATTCGGCAAATGGTACTCAACCAAACCACGGATCGTGATTGAAGTACGGCCAGTGGAGGGAGAACAGCTGGCATTGATTGGAGGAAACCATGAATGACATGAACGTGACGGTACTTACCGGTCGGCTTACCAAGGATGCCGAATTGAAATACACAAACAATGGGACCGCGGTGAGCAATTTCTCCATCGCGGTGAATGAATCGGCAAAGCAGCAGGATGGATCCTACGCTGACAAGGCCTGTTTCTTCGACATCCAGTTCTGGGGGAAGAGTGCCGAGAGTCTGCAGCAGTATCTCACCAAAGGCCGACAGATCACTATCCAGGGCCGCCTGAAGCAGGACACCTGGCAGGACCAGCAATCCGGACAGAATCGGAGCAAGGTGGTGATAACCGCTTTCCAGATCCAGCTGCTGTCCGAACCGAACTCCAGGAGAATGGAACCCCAGGAAGGCAATCCAAATCCGAATCCGAACCAGAACCAGAACTACCGGAACCCACCGCCGAGTCAAGTCCAGCGGAGACCTGAGCCTCAGCAGACACAGTTTACCAGTGCTTTTGGGCCTCCTCCACAGCGGAATGGAGCGTTCGATCCAGCACTGGGACCAAGAGGAGCGGATTTTCCGGGACCTGAGTCTTTCAACGATGATATTCCGTTCTGAGGTGGACCATGTCGGATAGAGAGAAAGCGATATCCGCCTTCTGCAAGCTGAGACGCTTGCAGGAGGCGTCCAATCTGGGGTATGTGCGGTGCGTCACCTGTGGCCGTGTCATGCGGTGGACACAGTGCGATGGTGGCCACATGGTTCCCAGACGGTTTCGGGGGACCGAGGTGGAGCATGACAATGTCTGGCCACAGTGCGTGGTCTGCAACCGCTTCGGGAACATCAGCCAGGAAGAGTATGAGAGAACCCTGGTGGGGCTGATTGGCCAGGATCGTGTCGCTGCCGTGCTGGCCAGGAAAGATATGTATGAGCGAAAGGACTACAGTCTTCTGAAAAAGCAGTACGAGGCCAGTATCCGTTCGATACGCAAGGAGAAGGGACTATGAGCTACACCATAACGCAGGCGGTGATCGACATGCTCACCGAGTGGCCGGTCGGTGAGATCCGCAACGCCAAAGAGATCCGTGGAATTACGTACAAGCATCTGCTGGATCACGGGATAGAGGAAGTCCCACTTGATGATGTTGTGCTGAGGCGGCAGAGGGAGAGGAAGCTTTCCTTCGGCATTGTGTCCCGATCCGGATCCAGCAAGTATCTGAAGGTTGGCAAAGCCGATGGCGGGCTTCCATCACCAGGAGAGAATTGACCATGAGGTATGCGAAGATTTATGCGGACATGTGGCACGATGAGAAGGTGATGGCACTCGATCTAGAGGCCCGGGAGCTGTACATCTACCTGCTCTCATGCGAGCACTGCAACAACATCGGGTTTTTCCGTCTGCCAATTGGATATATGGCGATAGACCTTCGCCGTCCCCAGCAGAAGATCGAGAAATCGATCTCATCTCTGGTAAAGGATGGTCTGATAGCGTATGACGCGAAAACCGGAGCCGTGCTGATCCCCAAGTTTCTGAAATGGAATTCCCTGGGTACCGAACTGCACTACAAGGGTGCTGCGAATGAATACAACCGGCTTTTGGATAGTCCCCTGGATGCCGCGTTCATTTCCTGTGTGAAAGAGTACTGCAATGGCATGGCCAGGTATCTCACAAGGAATACCAATGCCACCCGTATGGCATGTCCATGCCATTCGAATGCCATTCCAATGCCATTGGAAAGTGATGGCAATGGCATCATTGATTCTTATCAGGAGCATGAACAAGAGCAACAACAAGAGCAAGAGCAGGAGAAGAGTAGCCCGGAGCAGCCGAAAACGTCTGACTCCGGCCTCCCTCCCGAGCTTCCGGTCTTCTCGCTTCCCAGACGTGATGGCACTGAGTGTATGTTCTTCGAGAAACAGCTGAAGGACTACTCGGAGGCTTTCCCGGCTCTGGACATCATGGGGGAGCTCAGGCGAATGAAGATCTGGCTCCAGGCCCATCCGAAAAACGCCAAGACAGATATCCCGTCGTTTGTGAACCGGTGGTTGGCGAAAGGCCAGGATAGGGGAAGTCCTTCCCCGCGGGGATTCCCATCGGAGAAACCTTCCCAGCGGGAGCTGGGGAATGAGGCTCGGTGGGAGGAGTATCTGCAAGGCACAAAACCGAAGGAGGGGTGATTATGGTCGCAATCAGGCGCAAATCTAACGGACTTTACATGGGGAAGTATTCCAGGAGAACACAATCGTACCCGGCGGTGGCAACACTAGCGGAAGCAAAACTGTACAAGACCATAGGTGGGGCAAAATCAGCACTGGTGCAGCTAGGATATCTGTGGCTTGAAAGGCTGGAGTATGTTGAGGTAGATCAGCCGAAGGATGTTCTATGAGCGGAATAAAGAAAACGCGTTCGAAAGAGCATGTGGCATGGGAAATCCTGAAACGGCGGATAGACCATTTGAACACCTTCGCCGGGAACCGCAACGAGCTGTTGAAAATTACCGAGATGATGGAAACCGCATGGAAAGAGGCAGAACTTTCAGGGAATGCAGTGGAGAAAAATCTCAAGGGGAATGGCGTATGAATGATTTCCTGAAGACCCTGGCACCGGGGATCGACCGCCTGGGATTGCTAAGGACCGTCCCGAAGACCTGTCCGATCCATGGGCTCTACCAATCCAGGGTCTATGGCTACATCGACAATGGGATCGAGGAGGTGATTGGGGAGACCGCCTGCGATACGTGCCGTGATGAGCAGGACCGGCAGCAGATCACCGTAGGCTTTGAGACAACCCGGATGGCTCTCATGACCGGTGATATCGGCATTCCCCGCAGATTCGCGCAATGCACCCTCAAGGGCTTTGACTGCCAGACAGATGCGATGCGCACCACGAGGGACCGGTGTGTCAAGTTCGTACAGGGGGAGATCCGGTCCTTGATCCTGTGTGGACCGACCGATCGGGGAAAGACGCACCTGATGGCGGCAAGTCTCAAAGGATGCGTCCTGCAGGGGCTGTCGGCCATATACGTGACCGAATCCACATTGTATCGGCAGATCAAGGAAAGCAATTCCGGACGGAAGGACACCCCCAGTGGAAGCCGGTTGATCGAGCGGTATTCCAGGTGCAAGGCGCTTGGGATCGATGAGATCGGCCGCTCCTCATGGACCGAGTACGAGGCCATGGTCCTGGGGGAGATCATCACGAACCGGAGCAACGATGAGCTGCAGACCATCCTGGCTTCGAACCTCATGCCAGGGGAGATCCACAAGTATTTCGATGAGGCGATCCTCCGCAAGCTGGGAGCTGTGGAGATCATCGCCTCCTGGCCGAAATGGGAGAAGACGGGAAACTGATGGCGAACAAAAACGAGCGGGTGATCACCTACACGGCTACGACAGTGTATGTCTATGAATCGATGACATCCTGCGCCAGGGCTTTCGGCATATCCCGCAAGACCCTGAAGAGACTCATCCGTAATGGTTCCACCTGGGATGACGGGATCACCACGTTCGACTTCCCCTGCGACAGCGATCAGGATGACGGTTCCCCTGGACACCCGGGGGAAGCCTGATTGTGAGACACTCCAGGCATGGAAGCATGGGACAAACGGGATGGGGAAACGGCAGTCGCCTATGAGTGGTTCACCCGCTACCGGGAGATGGGTGGTGAGCGGAGTCTGTCGAAGGTAGTCCTGAAGTATAACAGGAAGAAATCATACAAATCACTGCTGGCCAGGTGGTCGGCCAGGTACAGGTGGGATGAGCGGACCAAGGCCTGGGACGCATATCTTGACGGCAAGCGGCAGAGCGAGCAGGAGAACGAGATCCTCAGGACCGCTAGGGAGCACATCACCCTGTCGGACCAGGTCATGGAGGTGTTGCTCACCCAGCTGGCTGTCCTTGGCCAGAAGACCCTGAGTCCCACCGAATGGCGGGGTCTTGCCGAGTTCGCGGTCAAGACCAAGCGCGATGCTCTGGGAATCGCCGAGAAGCATGATCTGTCCGGCACAATCCAGGTTGCCGATCCCATAGGGGACCGCATGGCGAAGGAACTGCTGGAGCGGACCGAAAGGCTGCTTGCAAACCGGGGGAAGGGCGAATGATATCTCCCCGGGAGAAATTCATCCTGGACTGCCAGGCGATCATCGCCGGATTTGGTGAGAATCGGGAAGAGCTCAGGCAGTGGATGCGCTACATGGTACGCCGTGACATCTTCTTTCTTGGAGTATTCGTCTGTGAGCGTGAGGACATAAGCCGGGACTGGCTGTATGAGCGTTGCCAGGAGGTCCAGGCAGAACCTGACGGTTTTATGGACATTTGGGCCCGTGAGCATTATAAAAGCACCATCATAACCTTTCTGAAGACTATCCAGGACATCATGATCGATCCTGAGGAACGGATCTGCATCAACTCATACAACCAGACCTTGGCAAGAGCCTTTGTAGGCCAGATCAAGACCGAGCTGGAGAGCAACTGGCGATTGAAATGGCTATTCCCAGAGATCCTGTGGGATGATCCGCTGAAAGGCACATATATCGATGAGAACGGAGTCCGGCAGAGGATCCCCTGGACATCGGATGGTATCAGGGTGAAACGTCAGAGCCGTGCCAAAGAGGACACGGTAACTCCCTCAGGACTGGTCACCGGGCAGAAAACCGGTGGACACTATACCATCCTCATCTACGATGATGTGGTGACCCTGGATAGCGTCCGTAGCCCAGAGATGATCAAGACTACGACCATCGCATTCCAGATGTCACTCAACACTGGTGCCAGCTCTCCAGGCAAGCCTGTCAGGATCCGTATCATCGGGACGCGTTACCACTTTGCCGACACCTATTCGGTCATCATCGGTTCCCAGACGGCTATCCCACGTATCTATCCCTGCATCGACAGGGATGGAAACCCAGTGTTGCTGGACAGAGAATACCTTGCCACGAAGAAGAGGGACCTTGGCTCATGGGTATTCGCCTCTCAGATGATGTGCGATCCTCGGCAGTCCAGCAACCAGGGCTTCGCGCTCGAGTGGATCATGCGGTGGAACCCGGTGATCTGGGAAAACCTCAACCGGGTCATCATCGTGGATCCCGCGGACAAGGTGAAGAAAAAGACCGACTACACCACCATGTGGGTCCTAGGGCTTGGCTCGGACCGGAACTACTACATCATCGACATCATCCGTGACAAGCTGGGGTTGACCGCACGGACCAACGCGCTGTTTGGCCTGCACCAGAAATACCGGCCGAACCTGGGAGTCTACTACGAATCCGTTGGGATGCAGGCTGATATCCAGCATATCCAGGAACAGATGGCTTACAGAAACTACCGTTTCTCCCTCATACCGGTCAATGCCACCAGCTCAAAGGGCCTCAGGATCGAGGCCCTGGAACCACTGTTCCGCAACCGGCGGTTCTACTTCCCCGAAGAACGCTGGGAAAAGAACTGGGAGGGGGAGATGGTGGATGTTGTCCAGCAGTTCATCAACGATGAGTACCTGGCATACCCGTACTGCTCCCACGATGATGCCATGGATGCCCTGGCCAAGATCATCGATGAACAGGTGGCTCCTTTCCTCACATTCCCGGAGCCGGTCACTGCCGAGAACCTCCTTAGGAACCGTCTCCAAGGTGGATCCACACCGAAATACGAGCCGTTCTGATCACGGTTCCCACAGAACCACGGTGTTTTCATGAATATGTTTCAATCAGGTTGTGGAACAGAACAGACGCGATGAAGAGTTGAAAAAATCGATTTTAGGCACTCTCACGGAGATGGAGACGATCCGTCACAGGACCGAGAGCGTGAGATGGGGAGCCTGTGCGCTGGTAAAGCATCGGACCGAGGCTTTCAACCTGGGAACCCACGAGCAGATGGAAAAGATCACACTGCACCAGAATGATGTTGCCCAAGCCACCAAGACCACTATTGCGGGGATCATGGGGTATCTCCTCTCCTCAAACATCAGATGGTTCAACTACGAAACCCAAGGGAAGAATTTCGAGGGCAGTGACACCATCTACGGAGCGAAGGACTATCTGGAGAAGACCGTCTCCATAATCCTGAGCGTGTTTGACAACTGCAACTTCTATGCTGCCACAACTCTTGCGACAGCCGATGCGTTTATCCAGGGGACCAGTGCCGAGATGGTCATCGATGACGGGAATGGTGGAGTGGTGTATGACACCATCGATCCTCACGAGTTCTACATCTCTGAGGACCAACACCGCCGCGTTGACACATTCTACCGGGTCTATGAGATGACGGTGACGAATGCTTCCAAGAAATGGGGGGAGGCCCTGCCGAAAGAGCTCAAGCGCATGATGCGTGATGGAGCAGGCCACCAGCGGGTGAAGTTCCTGCATGCCATATATCCCCGCGAGGATGCGCTTAGTCGGAAGGGGAAGGCGATCATATCGACCGAGAAGCGATTCGCATCGGTCCATTACAGCTACACAGGGGACCAGGTGTTCCTTGAGAGTGGATACGACGAGTTGCCAGTGTCCGTACACCGGTGGGAACTGAACGGGACCAGCCCTTACGGAAGTTCCCCGGTAATCGAGGTGATCGAGGAAGCCAAAAAGCTGGATAAGTATGAATACAACTACGCCACCGGTATAGACAAACAGGTGAATCCCGCCGTCTTCGCTCCTGAAACCCTTATGGGAAGACTGGATCTCAACCCTGGTGGTATGAACTTTGTGAATATCGCCCAGACTGGGAAGCCCGAGCTGTTCCAGTCCTCAATCGACCTTGCTGGTCTTGCTTTGGAAAAAGCCCAGTTGCTCCAAAAATTAGAGAGGTACCTATACACCGATCTTTTCAACATCCTAATGCGCCAGGACCGTCAGAGGACAGCCACTGAAGTCCGCGAGATCAAGGGTGAGGGGCTTGTGCTACTCTCCTCGATCATCGGGAACATGCAGCAGGAGAAGATCACCCCGCTGGTCATGCGGACGTATTCGATCCTCACCAAATCAGGAATCCTTCCCCCACCGCCTGAGGAGTTGGTGAAGGCTTCCCTGAAGGGGCAGGTCAAGGTGCAGCTGGATGGACCGCTGGCCCAAAGCATGAAGGCTTACCACCAGACCACCGGCATCACCCAGGGCATGCAGGCTTTGGCCGCGGTGATGCAGCTCAACCCTGATTCCCAGGTGAATGTGGACTTCGATGAACTCATCCGCCAGGCGATGGGTGCGAACGGCATGCCACAGACGATCATCAGGGAAAAGAAGGATGTGAAGGAAATCAAGAAGAAACAGCAGGAGATGCTCCAGCAGCAGGCTCAGGCGCAGCAGGCCCAGATGCAGGCTGATACGGCCCAAAAGATGGCAAAGGCCCCAGGCACCTCCGCCCAACAGCTTATGAATGGAGGGGCTAGATGATAGACAGCAGGCAACAGGTCACAAAGGAAATCCTGAGCAAGCGGAATTTCCTTAAAAACGTCTACCGGACAGAGGAAGGAACGTACGAACTGGCGCGTATTGTGCGGGAGTGTGGGGTTTTTGACCAGGTAGCCGCCGATCCAGGCATGATTGCACTGCACAATTTCGGTATCCGCTTGATGGAGGATCTTGGGCTCCTGGATGGGGAGTCCCTGATCCCACTGTTGAAATGGATGCTGGAGGATCACGAATGGAAAAAACCGGTCGATTGACCGGATAAGGAGAATAGCGATGGCAGATAACAATGGGACCGGCACTGTGGTTGAACCTGATGCTTCGGGGGCGCCTGTGGCTGATGGGAAGGAATCTCAGGGGCTAGGGCAACCTGCGGGAAACCAAAGCACTGGTGGAACCACCCCTGAGGGTGGACAGGGCACGACCAATCCTTCGTGGATGGCGCAGTTGCCGAGTGACCTGAAGACCGATCCGGATCTCGCGAAGTATGCGACTTTGGGAGAGTTCGTCAAATCGACGAAAGGAAAATCCGATGGGAACAAGGCTCCTGATGGCGAAGCGAAGAAAACAGAGCCTGTGAAATACCGTTTCGAGAAAAGTCTGGGAGAGGAATCGGATCCGTTCGGACTGATCACCGGGTCGCTTAAGGAAACCCTTGAAGCGTCCCAGGTGAGCGAGGAAGTCGCTCTGAAGGTGATCGACGCGCTGGACAAGGCGCAGAAGGGCTCGACCACCCAGCTGGTGGAGAAAGGCAAGACCTGGTGTGAGGCCCAGCTCAAGAAGAGCTGGGGTGACCAGTACGAGGCGAACCGCAAGGCCATGACACGGGCGTATGTCTCCCTTGTCGGACAGGGAACGGATCTCGCCGCCGCATTGGACCGCACTGGGGCCAGTATCAATCCAGCAGTGGCCGAACTGCTCTCGCGCATCGGCAAATCGATCAAGGAGGATGGGAGTGTCCCATCCAACCGAACGGGCGGCACCGGAAGGAATCCGAGGGTACCTGTCCACTATCCAGACTGAATAGGAGGCTAGAATGCCTGATTACATGACTTTTGCAGATGTGGCGGCCGCGACCCACAATGGGGACCTGGTTCCCGTTGTCGATGAGGTGAGCCGAGCGGTGACCATGTGGAACGACGCTCCCTGGAAGGCCTCGACAGATATGCTGAGGGATATGGGAGGCCGTGAGGGGACTCCTCCCAGAGGAGCCTGGGTGGCTGTCGATGAGGGTGGGAAACCCAGCAAGGGATCCTCGGATAAATACACCGAAGAGCTCGGTATGATCGAAGGATGGTCCGAGACGCTGAAGAAGGTGGTCGATCTCTCTGACCATGCGCAGGAATTGCGGTGGCGTGAGGACCGGCGGCATCTGAGGGGAATCGGGTTCGACTTGGAGGAGGCACTGCTGTACGGCAACCGCAACCAAGACCCCCGCAAGTTCCAAGGCTTCATGCCCCGGTTCGCTGAGCTTACGGATATCGATGGTGTGAGCCTGACCAGGGAAGCGGTTTTGCCGTACATCACGCTGGGGGCTGGGGGCGACAACGCCAAGGGCATGAGTTCCATGCTGCTGGTGTACTGGTCCATCGATGATGGCGCGCATCTGATCTATCCGAGCAACAAGCCGAACAGCGGAATCGAGTTCACTCCGTATCCGTACCAGGCGGTGAAGCAACCGGATGGAACCATCCAGGAGATCGCGCTCAGCAAGTTCTCCGCGGCTGCTGGATTGGGAATCGCCAACCGCAAAGCCGTGGTCCGTATCGCGAACATCGACAATGATCCGACCAAGATCACCGCCAACATGGCCAAGTTGGAGGAGGCGATCTACGATGCGTTCTCCGCGATCCCGGTTGAGTTCCAGGGCCAGGTCCGCCTGTATGCGAACAACCGGACCATCGCGAACATGCGCAAGGCCTTCGCCAAGCGCGTGGTTCCCGCCAAGTATGCCGATGCGGTTCCGAAGAACGCCACCGGCGATGTGATGTTCGACCAGTATGTAGTCCGCAGATGTGACTCGATGCTCGCCACCGAGTCCAAGATCGCTTAGGAGGTGATCAGATGATCTTTGAGAAAACCCGCGCGGCGTTCAATCCCGTCGTGCAACCCCTGCTTCCCGTGGAGGGAGGGGAGACCGTGAGCGGTCAGGATATCGATTTCGGGTTCAAGAACCAGATGGTGGAGACCAATGAGGTCCTGGAGATCTTCGTGGCTGCTACCGCGACCGCTGGACAGACCGTTACTCCCGCAGAGGGGGAGAACCCCGAGGTGATCACCCCCCATGCCCCGACCTTGGCGATCAAGGTCAAAACCAGCGCGACCGGCGCTGCAGGGACCTGGGAGACACTGTTCACCAGTGAGACTTTCGCACTGGCCAGCCTGAAGGAAGGTGTGATCCTGGTGAAGCAGGCTCTGCCTGACAAGTGCAAGGAGCATGTCCAGATCGATCTGGTCAATGCCAGCACCTACGATTTCATCAAGGGCGCTGTGTTCGGTGCGGTGAGGCCGCTGTGATATGGGGGACGTCTACCGCGCGAAAAGGGATTGCTACTACAACGGCAATTTCCTACGTAAGGGCGAAACCATCACGGTGGGAGCCGGAACATCGGTCGTAGAGGAGTTCCTGGAGCCGGTCAGCAAGGCCGCTCCAGTGAAATCGAAGAAGAAGGATGAGGCCTAGGCCTCTCGAATCAGAATGGGGGCTTCGGCCCCCTTTGTCAGTGGAGTTGAGATGACCGATCTGGAGCTTTTCAACCTTGCCCTGTCCCAGTTTGACAAACAACTCGCGCAGTCCGATCTGGATGCTACGTCCCCCGCAAAAGAGGTGCGTCTATGCAGGCAGTTCCTGCCGATGGCGAAACGCAAGGCGATGAGGGAGTTCGACTGGTCGTTTCTTCTTGTAAAGATTGACGTGGATCTGGCCGACGATGACGGTGGAGGCCATGGGTTTTCCCATGGGTACCTGCTCCCCACCAATCTGCTGAAGCTGGTCCACGCATCCTATGATTTACCCTACCTTGTGACCGGGGGGAGGCTGTACACCGATGCAGAAAATCCCACCGTATATGGGGTGATGCAGGATATGCCTCTTCTGGGAGTGCCAGAGGACTTCTATGAGCTGATCGCCTACGCTCTGGCGTTCCAGATCGCCTCTATGCTGGCTCCCGAGGGTAAAACCGACCAGGCGGTCCTGCAGAAATACACCTGGGCGCTCAATGGCCTGATCTCTGCCGAGTGCCACAACAACCGCCAGGAGCGCCGTGATGAGTGACCTCTTGGTGAACAATTTCACCTCCGGCGAGGTCTCTCCGAAACTCGGTGGAAGGTATGACCTGGCAGCATACCAGAGTGGAGCGTCCCATATCGAGAACTTCCTGCTCATGCTGCAGGGTGGGGCGACCAGAAGGCCTGGCACGGTCCTACTAGGCACTCTGTCGGATCCCTGCAGGATCATTCCGTTCACCATCAGCGTGGATCTCTCATTCATCATCGAACTGCATCCTAGCCTGATGTCCATCAAGTATGCCGATGGGGCACCTTTTCCGCTACTGTGGGAAGGCCTCAGTGTGGATGCGATCCCCATACCCTACACGCAGGGCCAGCTGTCCCAGGTCCAGTTCACCCAGGATTACCAGACACTGTATCTCGCACACCGCTCCCATGCGCCCAGGATGCTGACCTACCTGGGGGGATCCTTCACCTGGTCCACCCTGGTGCCCACCACCGACAGCCACTATCCCTCATTGTTCCAGGGGACGGGCAACTATCCCGGGTGTGTCGCCTACTGTGCGAACCGGCTGTGGTTCGCCTCATCGGATAACCATCCGTATAGGCTGTGGGCCTCAAGACCCTTCGTGACCCATGATTTCACCACGTTCGATGTGGTGACCACCAAGGAGAAGGTGATCAAGGACGCACCCTGGCCAGAGGGGTGGGAAGAGGACCAGAGCCTGATCTATGAGGAGCAGACGACCACCAGGGATGTCACCAGCGCGGACAACGCCATGGTGCTCGAGGTCGGATCCAACCGGAACGACCGCATCGAGTGGCTGACCGTGGGGCAGAACCTGGTGGTGGGCACGGCCAGCGGTGAGTGGATCATGCCTGGCAACATCGATGCGCTCAACCAGTCCATCGTGCAGAGCTCGGCCTATGGATCCGCACCCTTGCAGGCCGTGAACGCTAACGAGGACATCCTGTTCATCCAAAGCGGACGCAAGCGGTGCAGGGGCTATGTGTACTCCTCCGATGGGTACAGCTCTCCCGACATGACCTACATCGCCGACCACGTGCTGGCCAGTGGGGTGAAGGAATGGACATTCCAACGGGTTCCTGAGCCCAGGGTGTACTGTGTGCTCAACGATGGAACCATGGCGGTGCTTTCCTACAACAAGCTCTATGGCCTGCAGGCCTGGACCCGGTGGACCTTTGGCGGCCTGGTAGAGTCCGTGGCGGTCACCGACACACCGGGCGGGCAGGAGGTGTGCATGGCCATCAACCGCAACGGGATCCACTGTCTTGAGCGGTTCGATGAGGACTCGGATGTCCATAGCGACCAGCACAACACCGACAGCCCGATTCCCTTCGATTCGATCCTGCGTGGCAACCGTATCGAGGCCCAGCTGCAAAGCGGATCCAGCATCGGCAAGTACAAGCGCATCAGCCGGGTGACCCTCAGGCTATTGGACAGCGGTCCTTTCAGGGCCGGGTACAGTGGCCTGGAATCCTTCAATGGAGCCATAGAGGAAGGCGACGTCCCGATGAATATCGGGGGTGGGTATGAGAAGGAGCTGAGAATGGAGATCCGCTCGGTGGGGGACGCTCCTCTGACCATCCTCGCGATGGTGTTGACGATGGAGGTAGGTTGATGAGCGTTTTATTGGCTCTTGGTCTGATCGGCGGTCTCGCGAAGGGCATCGCCAGTGCGAATTCCAGGAATGCCGAGTACCAGGACAAGGTGGAGGAGCTGAACCGTTCCAAGGAACAGCTGAACCAGCAGTATTCCCAGGCCAAGGACAGTTACAGCCTCTCGGTGGACCAGGCCAAGGACTCACTGGCCGACACGAACAAGGAACTGGGACTGCTTGCCGATGAGACACTTGCCAACCGGGATATGGCGATCAAACAGACCGCCACATCGGGGGGCATGCAGAGCCAGCTCGATGCGGCGCAGATCGCCACGCTGGCGGTGCAGAACGAGCAGTCTGTCGGAGCGGCCAACCAGGCCGCAGCGACCAGCGGCTTTAGGGGAACCGGCACCGCGAAGAATGTGGTGAAGAACACCCAAAGTTCTGCCGATGATGCCATGGCACAGGCAAGGATGCAAAGCGACCTGTCCAAGTACCAGACCTACGCCTCAGCGGTGAGCACCTATACCGATGCCAACCAGCGGGTGGCCTCATACAATCGGAAAATCGAGCAGAACCAGACCGATACCGACCGCCAGCTTGAGGCATTGCAGCTTCAGATGGACCAGACAACGGACAGCTACAATCTCCAGGGAGGCTATCTTGCCTCCGATCTCGAATACCTGCAGACCAAGGGAAAGAGCGCGATGCAATTCGGCGCGACAACCGACCTCTTCGGAGGATTGTTCGGGGGATTGGCTAGCGGAGCGCAACTCGACTCATATTTTTAAGGAGACATCATGGGAGTCAGATCGTTTGTGGCGGGGCAGATCCAGGAAGGGGTCAGCACGTTGGTTGATACCACGTTCAATGCGGTGGAAACAATTGGAAAGCACAAGCAGCTGGATGACCAGCTGAAAGCCTCACTGGCCAAGACAGAGGCAGACCGGAAGAACACCGATCTGGTGAACCGTTCGAATGAGTTCCTGAACAACCTGCAATACAGCACGGATTTCGATGCGTACGGGAAAGAGGTTGAGGATCAGTTCGGCACTTTCGCCGCGGAGATATCCTCGGACAGCACGCTGGGGGATCTGGCTAAAAAGGATCTGCTGGAGAACACCCTGCCACAACTGAAGAGTACCGTGGCCTCCAAGGCCTCCATCCAGGCCACCAACGGGCGCATGAAGATGCTGGAGGCCGATATCGAGGACAAGGGCAATTTGATCATCGCCAATGATGCCGATCTTGACTCAGCGGTAAGGGACTACAGCGCGTTTCTGGTGCTCAACACCCCATACACGGATAGCATGATCGCCAGCAAGGTAAAGGATTTCCGCTACAGTGCGGCTCCAGCCAAAGCCGCGCAGGATATCCAAAACGCATACTCCGCCTCTTATGCGGATACTTCCTTTGATTTCGATGCGAAGGCCAAGGAGATCGCGGGATCCTATGGGCTGGACGCGAAACAGAGCGCATCCTATGTGAAGGCCGTCACCACGTGGAGGAAACAGTTCGACACCAACGTGGATGAGAACTTCACCCAGACAAACAATGAGATCCTCACCCAGGTGGAAAGCGCCAAGACACAAGGCCAGGTGTTCGATCCTGAGTCGATCGACAGTCTGATTCCCTCTGTCCCACGGCGGCACCAGCTGGAGCTGTACAAGACTCGGAACACGGCGGTGGCGAACAATGACGTGCTGATCTCTCAAGCCATATTCAAGGAACTGGATAATGGGAAAGTGTTCTCCACTGAGGATTGGGGAGTTGTGGAGCAAATCCATGATCCCACCAAGCGCGACAAGGTCTATGAGCAGGCCCTGGTCAACGAGGGAAACAGGATCATCCATTCTGGAGGGACCCTGGTCAAGGCCAGGGAGTCCATTGTAAAGAATACAGGTCCCATGTCCCAGAAGAACCGCAACGATGCGGTGGCGCGGCTCACCAAGGAATATCTGGACAGCCAGGGGGATGTGGACGCTGTGGTCAAGCTGATGATGGAGACTGTGGGGGAGTCTTCCCAGGCAGAGCCGGTCATGGTGGGGGATGTGGATATCGCTCCCATTGTCGAGTCAGCCCTTGCAGAAGCTCCACCCATCGATAGTGTCCGGTATGGGAAAGAGGGGGAAGCCTACCTGGAGGAACACAAACAGGATGTAGTGCGGTTCCTTGCCGGTAAACCGTCATTCTCTCTCCAAATGCCGAAGTTCTCATTTGACCCGAACGGGGGCGGGGAGACAGCGGCCGAATCTCCAGAAGCGGAGATTCAGGAGACCGTTCCCACCCAGGACACGGTAAAAGGGGAGAGGGGACCGCAGAAGGACAAGACTCCGGTCGATGCTGAGATCCAGAACGCCGTGGCCAGGGAGATTGTCTCCCAGCAGGCCAATGCGGTGCAGGAACAGCTGTGGGCTGACAGGACAGAAGCAGGACACGCCCAACTCAGATTGATCGGTTCCCGGGAAAGGAAGGCCAATGAGGAGTTGGAAGCCGTCCAGGCGAAAGCAGGGGGAGAACTTGTGGCAGGGGGTTCCCAGAGCACCACGCCCATCCAGAAGGGGATGTCCCAGGAATCGCTGATCGGCGGGATGTTCCAGAGGATCAAGAGCGGGGAAGGATCCTCAATCACCCAGGAGATGCTCACCTGGATTAAAAACGACGATACCCGGCAGCAGATCTCCTCCATGGCTGGATCCACTGACACTCTGGTGGTGGATGATCCAACGGTACTGGCCTTTGTGGATGGTCTGAGAAGCGATGCAACTGTTCTGCCTGACACGCTCAAACAGGTGGTAAGCGGTTTTGTCTCAGCAGGATTGCTCAGAGCCGAGACTGGGGAGCCACTCTCCACCCATCGGAAATTTGTCGATCTGGGCAATGCGGATGTTCTGAAGACATCCATCAAGGAGATTGTTGGATCCATCTATAAGGATAGATCTGGAGCGGGAATCGAAAGGACCTACCTCACCAACGAGCTGACCGATGCGGCTGAACGGGCCGTAACCCGGGATCCCTCACTGCTTGGAGAGAATTTCGGCAAACTGCAGATACAGCTCAGATCGTTCGCACAGAATTCCACCGCGAAAGGATTCCTCAAGAATCTGACGGGAATCTCCAAAATGGTGACCGAGGGCGATGTGGACAAGCTACTGGGCCACTTCGATGACGGTGATTTCGTGACCTTCATGAAAGGTGTCTCGGATGGAGATTACGATCTGCTGATCAATTGGGACAAGGCGAACAGTCTGTATAGGCTGCGCAATCTGTCCAACGACAAGATGCTCGATGAGTTCACCAAAGAGTTCTCCCCTTACAGCACGTACAAAGAGCTTCAGGAGAAGGGGACATCGTTCGACAAGCTCGAGGTGTTGGCGAACGTGAACTTTGTCGCTTCTTCAAGGATATATGAGAAGGCTCTGGAAGGATCCTTTGGCGTCCATCCCTCTGACATGAAGGTCACGGGAAGAATGTGGGCATACCAGGATCCACAGAATCACAGTGCGTATTACCTTCCTGTCGATATCGATGCGAAAAACCGCGGTACCCTGGGCTGGGGCATGTTCACTGGAGACGACAGTGCTCTGAAGAATCTCATCGTGTTCAAATCGTATGTGGATCCACAGCTCACCTACGAATTGTCCGACCTGAACCGCCAGGTGTCTGATCCTATTTTCCAGAAAAGACTCGCCACTTACGACAGTGTGAGCAAGAACGCAGGAGATGGGAACAGTTACCAGTCGACGAGAGCCCAACAGCTATACCCCGCCACCCGTGGGATTGTCGATAGCCGGGATGCAAAAAGAGAAGAGCTCGACACCCTTATGGCAGATATCCAGAAATACCGCATGAACCTCCTTGGGATCGCCTCTGACAGTCCCAGGGAAAGACTATAGGAGTCCTCATGGACAATTACTCACAGGCTTTGGCAAACAGCGAGACCCTTCGGCTCATGAAGATGGGAAATCCTGATTCAATGAAGGATTTCAAGCAGGATGCTCCCGCAATGGGGTGGCTCGATATCGAACGGAAGCTCAAGGGATCACTTCTTGACTCGATCCAGAAATCGGATGATCCCAATGGCGTTGTCGCCAGGTATGATACCGCGCTCATGCTCAACAACATCGGCATGGATCTTGACCAGGCATTTGAACTGTCCGATATGGGTCTGGCCTCTTCGGTGTCCGGCATAGATCTGGGAGACAAGAGTTATTGGGAAGCACTGAAAACCAAAGCATCCGAGTATTGGAGCAACAGCATGCTCGGCAAGAACACCTCATTGTACATGATAACGGGGAATACCGGTTTCCTGAAGAATGCAGAGGAGTACCAGCGGAGGATCATATCCAATCCGATTCTGAATGATTACGGGGAGTTTGGAGAACTGGGGCTGGACAGTGTTCAGACGCTTCTCTCCTCCGCAGAGTTCATTGCCACATCCGCTCTATTGTCCTGGATCCCGGGAGGTGTGGCGAATCTGGCATGGGGACCAGCTGTCGCGAAAGCCATATCGGGCGCAGGCCAGGCCATCGCTACCGGAATGAACGTGGTTTCTTCCGGGTATACCCAAATGGGCAACACCCTGTACAACGTGATGCAGATGGAGGACTCGGAGGGCAATAGGCTTCCCTGGGAATCAACACAGTCCCAATTGCTGTTCCATGCACTGGCAATCACTTCAGGTCTGGTGGAGGTGGGCAGCATGGAGCTGTTCCCATGGTACAAACAACTGAAAGCCGCGTTTGGAACCCGGGAGCTGTCCAAACAGTTGGAGAAGGGATTCCTCAACGCATCGAAGAACTTCCTGTGGGAAACAGCGAAAGGTGACGCGGGAGAGGCGTTGGAGGAAGGTATCGGGAAAAGCCTAGAGAATGGGTATATCTCAGCACTGCAATTCATGGCCAACAAAGAGGGAGCATCCTTTGAGATAAAGTCGATTGAAGAAGTAGCCAAGGAAGCTGCAAAGGCTACTACCGAGGCCGCCAGAAGCATGTTCCTTACCAGCTTCATCACAGCAGGAGTTGGCCAAGGGGTCTATTCCACAACGATGCGCCTGAATGCGAACAAGACGTTCAAATCCACGGAGAAATCAATCCCTATAGACAGTTCCTTTGTCTCCGTTCCCACCAAGGATGTCCTCACCGCTTACGATGAATCGAATAAGAAAGAAAAGCCGGAAGGGAAAGAAAAAACTGGATCTGGGAAGCCTGATAAGAAGACCGTTGGGAAGATCGAGCCAGTACGTGTCGCCCACATAGGATCACGCCTGGTTCCCATCAACCAGGAGGAGATGGACAAGGCCGCCCAGGCGAAACTCCAGGGAGCCCCGGCCATGAACGTTGTGGTGGAGGAGGGTGAATATCTGAACGACAGCGACCATGTGTCGCTGGTCAACGATGCCGCCAGGACCATGGGAGCACGTGTGGGGGACAGCGATGTCGTGGTGTTCTCCTCTGAGGAGGACCTTGAACAGGGTGTCGCCTCATTCGAGCCGTTCACCGAAGCGGTGACCAGGGAAGGGGACCTGGTCACGATGGTCATGCGGGATTCCAGTGGCGATCTGGTGAAGATTACGGCCACAGCCAACCCCTCCGAGAAGATGGAGATCACCGAACCAGAACAGGCGTTCGATGCTGAGTTGAACCCGCAGCAGAGATCCCTGCTGGGTGAGGATAAATATCTTCAATACCAGGAGCGGAAGCTGGTGAAGAGCAGTATCGGGGATCTGGTAAGCCATACCGGTGGACGGGTCTCTCCTGTGGCGTTGGAAAGCAATGTCGATGCGGTGATCATGGTGGCCGAGGCGCTCCACATGGGTACGGATGAGATGCTTTCCCAGGGCCTTGGGTTTGTGCTGGACACACAGACCCCAGCAAGGGGGTATATCGATAACGTCACGGAGGACGGTAAAAAGAAGTACACCATCCACCTGGGGCGCAAGGCCGATGCCTCCACGGTCCTCCATGAATTGGGACATTTTGTCCGGGGAACGGCTGACAGAACGCTGGTCGATGAGTTCAAAGGCCATTATGGCGGAGCACTGTGGATTGAGGACGTGTCCAGGAACCAGGATGGCACGTTCACCCTGGACGGGAAAACCTATGGAAATGAGGAAGAGGCCATGGCGGTGGTCCGTCCGTTCGAGGAGCGGTTCGCGGATGATTTTGTCCGCTACCTCCGTACCGGAGAGGCCCCCACGACCGGATTGAAACGGGTGTTCCGCAGGATGCGTGATATCCTCAGGGGTTTCATGGAGTTCGCTGGCTCTGATCTGTCCCCTGAGGTGAAGGCCTCTTTCGGCAGGATCCTGCAGGGCAAGTCCATGCAACAGGAGATCCCTGTCGGTCCTGATGGATATGTGATGTTCCAGAACGCTGACGACCGATATTTCAAGGCACTCGAGAACGGGGATGAGGAAGCTGCACGTAAGATTGTCGACGATATTGCCAGAAAAAAAGGGTATCTATCAGACAATGACTTCAGAATGAACCATAAGGCTCCGAACCGTGAGGATGAGAACCTCTCGAAGCTTGGAGAGTCCGATCTTGTACCCAAGGATTATTGGGACCATCCCAATTGGTATACAGGAGAAGGAGAGAGAGAATCCTTCTGGCAGGTGAAGAATGCTATCGACCGGTACAGGAAGAACGGAAAAGCCAGGATTCGACTATACCGAGCGATCCCTAAAAATATCAAGGAAGACATGTTCCGAAACGGCGACTGGGTCACCCCTGACAGGGCCTATGCACAGAATGAAGGAGCAATGATTCCTGAAGGATACCGCATCATCTACCATTCTGTGCCAATAGAGCATGTGTGGTGGGATGTGAACTCGATAGCCGAACTCGGCTATGACGATGGCGGTTCCTACGCATATAAAGACACCAAGAACAACAGGAAGCTCAATGACACGGTGGTCCGCGATGAGGAAGGCAACATTGTTCCTCCATCCAAGCGGTTCAACTACCGGAGCGACAATCTGTTCCAATCCGACATTTCCAGCGATTTACAAGCGCAGTACGATGCCGTTGTTGCCCGGTACAAGGGTACTGATCAATGGCTCAAGGCCCCAAACGGAAAGCCCACCAACCTCACTGAAAGACAATGGGTACTGGTGAGGGCCCCTGCATTCAAGGAATGGTTCGGGGATTGGGAAGCTGCTCAGAATTTCAAATGGCTGATGGATGCCGATCCGGTATCAAGGCTTACAGGAAATGAGTTCCAGAAAGAAAACGTATCCCTATCAAAACGGGTATCAGAATACTATGCCAAGGAATACGGTGGCGTGGTTTCAACTGCCACTCTTGGGAATATCATTCTTGCCGAAGATGGTATCAAAGCGTCCATATCCCATGGATTGGGGAGAATAAAAGCCTCTGCTTTCATGGCTGTCCCCGATGTTCTCAAAAACGGAAGGATTTTCAGTGAAATAGAGGATTATAAGGGACGGGGATACACCTCCCTTGTTGTTGCCGCTCCCCTTATCATCGGGAATGAGGAATACATTGCAGAAGTTGTCGTGAATAAGAGCAAGGGGAACAAGTCTGAATATTATCTGCATGAGGTGGATATAAAAAGGAAGCTGAGCGATGAGCCACTTCAAGACACCTCACTTAAGGGTGATAGCTCAACACCAGCCTCCAAGCTCATAGTATCACTGTTGCGTGATAGAGGCAAGTTCAATTCCTCCAAGGTTGTGGATGAGAATGGTGAACCGAGGGTTTGGTATCATTTCACCGATATCGAAGGCATTGATGTGTTCAAGGCATCACACAGCAGGAGTTCAGGCATCAAAGGAATTTTCTTTACCCCACAGCAATACGGGGCAATCAGCTCAAATCTAGGCAAAAGAAGATATGACGCATTCCTGAATGTCAGACGTTTTGAGTTGGCTTACGGAAACAAAAACAAATATGCGGCTGAGTTGAAGGAGTTGCAGAGGGATTCAGAGGACATCGATAAGACAAACCTTGAGTTTTCTCTGGAAACTGGAATAGACGCCTTCATTGATCCTCTCAACAGCTGGCCTATCATATTGAATCCGAATCTCATCAAATCCGCCACAGACAACAATGGAGCGTTTGGTACCGACAATCCAAGCATTCTCTACCAAGAGGATTTCAAACCGGAATTTCCCGAATACTCGAACCATCCAGAGGAAGCGATTGAGCATTTGCTTAAGGTCAAGAAGGGTAGCGTCCCGGCCGCCATAACAAGGGAAGAGATCGGGCCTATTGATTTCGTATATGGAAGGGCCGGTGAAAAAGGGTATGGACTGGCCCATATACAAGAAATGCATCCAGAGATTCTCTCCCATTTATCGGACTTGATTCGGACTGGAAGGGTTGTTCGCGCTTATAAGGACCGATACCACATAGAGACAAGAGATGCGAAAGCCGCAATAAGGCTGGATTGGGATGGGAAAAAGAGAACATGGCTTGTTACTGCTTATTATTATGATGAGAATCATCTACCCAGTGGCACCATCAATGATGCCACCTCCGGACTGACGTCAAGCTATGAACCGGATTTGCAGGTAGATCGCCTACCAGAAATGATAGATGATGGGGATTCCAAAGTCAAGCTGTTCCAGAAGGCTCCTCCTGTCGGATCCAGGGAATTCCAGGAGGAATTCGGTAATTCCAAGGTACTAGGCAGTGATGGAAGACCACTCTTGGTCTACCACGGATCCACGTCCGCATTCTCCTCCTTCGATGAAAAGTATTTGGGGCTGAATACCCATGCCGATGATGCGCGCGAGGGTTTTTTCTTCACATCCTCAAAGTATATTGCCGAAGGCTATGCCGCTAGGGCGAAAAGTCCGGAGTCGATGGATCTCTCCAAGGAAGCCATGGCTATCGCCGCTGAATTCAAGAAAGAAGGACGGAGCACCACATCGCAGGACGTCCAGGAGGATCCACGGGCGATACGCTATTGGGATATCCTCAATGAGGTCGAGGATTCCGAGGACGGCGACCCCACAATCATCGGTGCCTATCTCAATATCGAGCATCCCCTTGAGATTGAGTCTTCCAGTTTCTCAGGTACTGAGGATCTTTCCCGTATCATCCAGCAAGCAAAGAAAGACCATGATGGGGTGATTGTGCGTGGAGTTGAGGAAGACGGGGAGATCCACGACATCTATATCGTGTTCGACGATAGCCAGGTGGGAACTGTCGACAACTGGGAATCTGAGGATGGAATAGAATCTTCTGAGCCTTCCCGTCTTTTCCAGCTCCCCGATGGTGTCGATGACTACAACGCTGAATTGGAGCGGGTGATCAGCGGGGATTTCGCCTCAGAGCAAGAGCGGCTCGCACATGCCAGCAAGATATTCCGGCTTGCGGATTATCAGCCGTGGTACTGGAATCTGGATGTTCCCAATGAATTCAAGATCAGATCCGCTGGTATCCAGGCCATGGGTTCTCTCCGTGCCCATGTCATGAAAAACCACAACTGGTGTATCACGGACGACCATTTGAGACGGGTACAGGAATTCATCAACAACCCTGTCGCGGTAGTCGTTGCCGATAGTCCTGACAATAAAGGGTCGTTGCTTTTTGTGACTGATATGATGGTGCGATTCAAAGGGGAAATGACACCGGTGGTGATTGCTTTGAAAAATGTTGAAACCCCAAATGGAGAGACCTCAACCTTCGTCCGCAGTGTATTCCCTTGGGATAAAGACGCACAGGGCGGTCGGCTGTCTGAAATAGCTTCGACAGGCCGGTTATTGGCTGTCGATAAAAAAAGAAGCGAGTCCGCGCTTTTCCGTATCATCTATTATACGGACAGCATTCGCACTGCTTCTGGTAAGAATGTAATCCAGCTAGAACAGGAAGTCAAGTCCACGTCTCCCCGTCTCTACCAGCTTTCCAAGGAAGCCAGGGAGTCCTATCTTGAAAACCGCAAAGAGGATGTTAAAAACGCTGTCGAGCGGATGTTCTGGGTATCCGACAGTACCCTGCAGGAATATGCCGGTGAGCCTTGGGCTGACAATGAGATCCGTTTCCGAGAGCACCTAAGGAAATATCCCTGGGCATTGGAAGAGGCCCGGAAGTTCGAGGATGCCGATGATTTCCTGGAATACATCCAGGGCCAGGGAGCAAACAAGGAATTCAACTGGACTGATGAGGATGAGCAGTGGCACCGGAGGATCTATGCATATTCGCGCATCAAATCCCCCGAGGAGATGGATAGGGCATTCCTACGGGACTATGCGAAAAATGATGACAGCCTTATCCGGTTGGGCAACGACCTGAAAGCCTATCAGGATATCGGCCAGCGCAAAAGCTCAACCGTAAACAGAAGGGACAAGGACAACCGCCTGACAATCTGGAGGTGGGGAGCTTTCAAAGGGGTGTCCACGTTTGTCAAGAACCTGTCGAAAAACAGCAGCAAGGCCGAGATCGAAAAAGCCAGGAAGCTGGTGGAGCAGGATCCCAGATCCTACAGGAAGGCCCTGCAGACTGTCCAGGAGGCTCAGGACCGGGTCCTTGAGTACAAAGGCATTCTTCCCCGCGGAGATGCTTCCCGGGACGCTTATTACGATGCTCTTGGGGAGGAGATGGAGGAAATCCTAGCGCCATTGGCTCTAAATGAGATGACCGACAGTGAGGTTGCCAAGTACCTGCGGACCAGTGCCGACAAACAGCAGCGCTTCGATGCCAGGGACCGGTTGGCAACCCACCGTGGTGTCTACGCCATGGAGCTCCAGGCGGACGCCGAGCTCAGGGCCCAGGGGAAAGCCCACCTTGCGGAGATTGAGGGCCTGAGAAAACAGCTGGATACCGGCCGACAGGAACTGAAGGCCACTACTGAAGCATTGGGGAAATATAGCCTCGAGTTGAGAGCCGTGAGAACCAATCTGCAGGATGAGCGTAATCGGTCCTCCTCCCTGGCCAACCAACTCGATGCGAAATCAGCGAAGGCTTCGAAAGCGGCCCAGTTGGCCAGGGATCTTGCCGACCGCCGTGAAAGGGTGAGGACCCTGAGAACCCAGTTGACAGAACAGAATCAGAATGTCCGCTCCCTTGAGGATACGGTAAGGGCCTGGGAACGGAGGGACCGAGCCAGAAAGCTCAGGGAAAATATTGAGGATCTCCAGGCCCGGGTGAGAAAGAACCTCCAGTTTGTGGATGAAACCATGGATGCATCCTATGAGCCGGTGTTCCACTGGGTCCAGGAAGCCCTGCACCTGGCACGGAAAGAGGATGATTCCGTACACTCTCCGTGGGAACAAGACCGGTCGGTGTTGGAGCAGTATCTGGATCCATCGATCATGTCCATGCTCATTGGCGGGTTGAAACTTGAGCAGTGGACTGTCGAGGATATGGAGGATCTTGTCCTGGGCGTGCGGATGATGGGCAGGGATGCCAGGATCATGCACAATGGCCGGATGCTTGATCAGAGCGCCCGAAGGGATGCTGTGGAGGTCGCATACTACAAGCAGACCATCGGTGTGGATCCCACCATCTCCGGCTCCGCATCCGTCTCTTACGACCTGACCGACAACCTCTCCACTGTAGGGGGGAAGGTCAAGGATGACGGTCTTGGAAAGGAACTCAGGACAGCCAATGCCTGGTGGACCAAGATGCAGCGCATCGCTCGGCTTCTTGATGGACAGAAGGAAGGGGTGCTGTATGACCAGCTTGTGAGAAAAGCGCACTACAACCAGCAGCATGAATTCCAGAACGCGGATACCAGGATTGCCGAAGGGAAACAGAAAAGAACCGAGCTCGGGATCTCCGATGAAAGCCTGCAGAAAATCATCTACACCTATTCGCCGGTGGTGAAAAGCAAGATCGGGAAGGGTGATGGGATCAGTCTCACCCGGGATCAGGTGATCGGACTGTACATCTTCTCCAAGGAGGAGGAAGGTTGCATCAAGCTCTACGACCAGGTGGTTGGCAATCGGCTGAATCCCGAACAGCTCTCCGAGGCGGTTGGGAAGCTGACTGACAGGGAAAAGGGATATGCCGAATACCTGATCTCCGCCCTGGGAGGGGAAGGGCACTGGCAGAGGCTTGCCGAGGTGTTCTACCGCGTGTATAACAAACGCCTTGGAAAAAGGCGGAACTACTTCACCTTCGAGGCGGAGAACAAAACCACCGAGGGCAACACGGATCTCCTGGTTGGGCCAAAAGGTGACCCGGTGCGGTATACCGACAAGGGATTCACCAAGGCCATAAACCATTGGGCCAAATATGCGCTCCGATTGGATGCGACAAACATATTCGAAAAGAACGTCCGCCGACAGGAACACTTCATAGCTTGGGCACAATGGGTACGGGATTTGAATTTCATGCTATCCAACAAGGGAGCACTGGGAAGAATCATTTCTGACCGGTATGGAGCTTCCTACAGCAAGGCTGTCCAGAACTATGTGAATGATGTGGGATCCCCGAATTTGGTGCTATCCGATATGGACCAGATGGTGAACAAAATTGTCTCCACTGCTTCCGGGGCCACGCTTGCGTTCTCCGTATCGTCACTGTTCCGGCAAGTAGGATCAGTCTCCGCGCTCTTCAGGGGTGATATCTCTCTGTACGGGTATTTCAAGGCGACTGCACAACTGATGAACTGGGAAAGCCATGCGGAAGCCATCGCGACCATTGAGAGTCTAGCTCCCGAATTGAAGCACCAGGCGTTCGATATCGATGTGGCACGCATGAGAGCCGCCAAGCGCAAGACCTCTGCAGGCCGGGGGCTCCAGAAGACGCTCGATATCGGCATGGCGCATCTCGGATGGATGGACATGTCAATCAAACACGTCCTGTGGCTGTCGGCCTACCAATCGTATCTGAAGAAGAACGAAAAGTCTTCTAGTGATGTTGATGCGCTGAGTAGGGAAGCCGCCTTCAGGGCCTCTCAGTTTATCGCCGAGACCCAGAGCGTCACCAATGCGACCGATCTGAATGAGATCCAGCGGAACAAGAATCCCTGGCTCCGCCTCATGTTCATGTTCTCAAATGACACGATGCAGCACATCAACCAGGTGTGGCACGATATCCCCTACTACTGGAAACAGCATGACTCCAGGCGGATCATCGGAACCACCGTCTCCCTGGCATTGAATATTGGATTGCAGATGGCAATCTCCGGAGCATTCCTGCCTGACAAGGATGATGATGAGGAAAAGGAACGGAAGAAAATCCAAGGTGCGCTGCTGGAGGAATTGGTGAAGGACACCATGCCCATGATCGGCTCGGTGGTGTCTGAAGGAGTTTCCGGATGGTCTGGATCCGGCATTGTCTCTCCGGCTCCCCTTGGCTCATTGCTCCAGGCTTTGACCACGGGAGACGATGTGAAGATCCTTGACCGGATCGGAGACCTGATGTTTGAGGGAGCAAAAGTGGTGGGCTTGCCAGCGGGGATCGGGAAGAAAGCCATCAAATCGGTGCAGGAGATGAATCCCCTGTACCTGGTCAACTCCGAGTGGGGAAAATTCGGAGAGCGGGTTTTTGGAGGGGATCTGTGAGCAACCAATACAACAACGCGGGAAGGTCTCTCCTGGTCGATGAGGTCATCGAACTCAAGGGTGGGAAGAAGAACACTGTCCAGGAGTTCCGCCAGCAACTCGATGCGCAGCTCATCAAGCGCGACACGAAGGCGATCCTGGGCCAGCTCGAGCAGATAGGAGCCGATAACTACATAACGGCCTCTGAGAAATCTGTGCTCGCACGGGAAGCCAGTGTCATTTCGGCCAACCATCCGGTGCTTGTGGCCAAAGCCGAATCCTATGGGATCTCCGATCAGGACGTGTTCCTGGAGTATCTGGCAGCATACCAGGAATTGACGGCGAACCTGGAGGATATTCTGGCGGATATGGCTACCGGAACCGAGATCACTTCTTTCGATTCCCTGATGGCTCTCTTCAGTGAGTACTACCGCCTTTCCTCCCTTGTGGAGGAGCAGATCTTCCGGTACACCACCGGGCTGATCGGCGGTTTGGATTCCCGGATCAAATTCGAGGTGGTGGTCTCCAGTTCGACTGGCCAGACGGTTCCCGCTGACAACTCCCCATCGACGCTTTCGGCTATGCTTCTCCGTGAGGGGGTGGATGTCACCAGTGAGTATGGCGATAGCTGTTTTACCTGGGAGCGGGTCTCCGAGGACCGTGAGGCGGATGCTTCCTGGAGGGAAAGCCCCACGGGAAAAACGCTCACCGTATCGTACGGGGATCTGGTGTATGATTCGGCGTCTTTCCTGTGCCGGTTCAGGTATCAGTACAGCGACACCATGTATTACACGAAGACCGGATTCATCACCATCAGTGTTGAGGTTCCAGGCCCACAGGGGGAGCAGGGCAAGGCGTATGTGACGGTGGTCGAGTCGAGCAACGGGGACGTGTTCAAGCCGGGTGAGGCCATGTCCACGACCCTGTACGGCCATGTGTATCTCAACGGGATAGAGGTTACCAACGATCTTCCTGATTCATCATTCACCTGGAAGCGTATCAGTTTCCATGAGAGGTTGCCACCCGATGATGACTACTCATGGAACCTGTCACACGCAAGCGGATATCGGCAGGTGAACATCACCGCCGATTCTATTGAGGCTAGGGCAACCTACACACTTGAGATCCATCTATAAGGAGAGAATATCATGGGAATCGTTTCAACTGGCCAGATTACATTATACGACCACAATGATGCCGCACCGATCACGGCGCTCATCAGTCCTTCGCAAAAATCGCAGCAGGTCTACACTGAGGAGGAAGGCTCCACCACGTATGTCCCTAACTGGGCAGGCACGGCAAACGTGCTGACTCCCTTCATCTACGCGAGGGGTGTGAACGTGCATCCGGTCATGACTGGGCACAAGTGGGGCACCACCATCGGCGGCTCGGATTTGGGAACCGGCGCGACCCTATCCAAAAACACCAACATCCCCTCAGCCTCTCCGGTCTATCAGGTTTTCTATGAGGGAACCTACACCGATCCGGTGACCAGAATCGCTTCAGTGGTGCAGACCTCCATCACCCTCACATGCCAGCGTAACGGCACATCGGGAGTGACGCTCGATGTCGATGGACAATTCATCATTGAGAAAACCGCTGAAGGGGTGAAGAACAAAGCCACCATTACGGCCCGCCTTGTCAGGGGATCAACGGAAGACACCACCGGAATCACCTACCAATGGTTCATATCCCCCTATGCAGCCGCAGACCAGCTTGACGCCAATCACGCGCTGGTCACAGGGGGGAAAATCTCTTTCAAGACGACAGCCGGAGCCGCCGCATCCAATCCAGCGGACGGAACATGGGCAGACGTGAAGACCATCGTGATCAGTGAGGAGGCCATAACCGACATCGGGTTGTTCCAGGTCAAAGCAAAGGACGCTGGTGGCACCACCTTTACCAGGAGCTTCGTGGTGCATGACCTGTCCGATCCCTACGAAGTGACCGTGAAATGCCCTGAATCCGAAGTATTCCTCAATGGAGTGGGGACAAAGAACCTTACCCCACAGGTCAGATATGGCGGTTCGTTGGTATCCGATCTGGCTGGATATACCTTTGCCTGGGACCTGTACGACCGTTTCGGGAAGAAGTCCGGGTTCATCGACAGCACCAAGACGGATGGAACGAACGCCAGGAACATCACCGCCCATGGCACCACGATATCCGGAACCATCACCCATGACGGTGCGGCTATCTCGGGTCTGGTCGCTGGCTCGGTTATCAGGGTCGTCTCAGCTGATGGGCTGTCGATTGCCTCCTATGAGGTCGCATCGGTCGCTACTAATACCATCACCATCCGATCACCCCAGAATGGATTTGAATCCACTGTGCCCACTGCGAACCAGTTTGTCGGTGGAAAACTGTATGTCTACATCGGAAGCGGTGCGACGGCAGGGAGAGGCTCTTCCAGTGCGGCCACTGCCTTTGTGGTGCGTGACATCGATGTGGATGGGACTTGCGCGATCTATTGCACTGCCAGCAGGTCGTAAGGAGAACGCAATGGCGGTTGTCGGAGTCGGATCATTAACACTGTACGATCACAATGAAATGCTGTATGCCCTGCTCGTTAGCGATGCAGGGCTTGTGCCTGTCAATGCTTCCGGGACTCCGATAACCCCATTGTCCACCACCCCACTCACTACAAGGATGAATGTCTATCGTGGGAGTGTGCTTGAAACCGGGTGGACGTTCTCCAAAGCCCAAACCAATGCTACCTCAACAATCAACAGTGCTACAGGTGTGTTGTCGGTGACAGCGGTATCTGCCGACTCCGCGTATGTGGATATCACCGCTTCCAAGAGTGGAGAGCCGTCTATAACCAAGCGGTACAGCATCACCAAGGTGTACCAGGGTGATCCTGGGCAAACCGGTCCTACCGGACCTGTCGGTATTTCCGGCCAGCTTGGACTGGCCACTTCCGGGTCTACCCTCATTCTTGGGTCATTCAGTTCTTCAGGAGCGTTTCAGGCAGCCAGTGGGATCATGTGTGTGAGCGGCTCTGATGGATTGACCGTACCGACCTACTCATTGGCCCTCACTGGCAGTGGAATGGGATACGTACTGTACAATCCTGCTTGGGCAAGTCCTCGATTCGCGAAAATGTCCGCACAGTCTAGTGGTACAGCCCATTGGATTGAGTGGAAGGATTACAACACCGCCGCCGTGATAGACATATCTGGCAATACTTTCGTGTTCGGGTCTTTCAAATACATCAATGCGATGTTCAGCGAAATGAAGATTTTCACTGGCTACGAACCGGAGGATTTCTGCAAATCCCACCTTATCGAACTTCTGGCCAAAGAGGATATAAGCGATGCCACTGATTGGGCTCAGGCTCTGGGGGCCCAACAGGTATTCAAGCGTCTTGCGGCGGTGGAAATGCTGGCCGCTAACTTGGTCGTGCAGAACGCCAAGTCTCCCAACTATGCGGAAGACGCTTCAGGGACACCGACCGCTGGTTTTAATCTTGATGGGCCTAACAGTTCGATGAAGTCCAGAAATGCTGTCATGAAGGACATGACCGCCGAAGGGGGGACATTCACTGGAAAGATAAAACATGAAGCATTGGAAACTATGGAGTATAAGGGTGGAACAAATAACAGTGTTGTTCTTAGTAACACTAAGGATTTGTGGCTCACGACAAAGCTATATAATGACCTCACTGGAATCACGGAAAATATAGCACCAGTGTCCGCTTCTGGGACATATGGTGGAAAGACTATCAATGGGATATCACGGCTTTCCAATTCAACAAAACAGTCATTTTTAACCGTTACAAGAAGTGCTTCAATAGGCGAAGATGAGGGGCCAACCATTCTTGATAGTATAACTATACCTGCTGGATGCGATATGGTGGAGTTTTCCGGATATTCTGGGGCTTCTATGTCTGGATATGACGCTGGATTTAGAATCATGAAGACCCCGGCAGGTGGAGGAGCCAATGTAAGTGTATGGCGTAATACATCGGATGTGGCGAACAGGACTTTGACGTGGCCTGCTGTTCCGGGAGATGTGTTTACTTGCTCTATCTGGGGTTATGTAGAGGATGCGGAAGACCCTGTGAGAGTATCAGGGCAAGCTGGCCCTTATACATTAAAAGCTCTTTCCGCACATGTCGGCCCCGGTGTTTTGTTGAGATTCACAGATGGTACATATAGTACGATTCTTCAGGGGCAATATAGGGATGATGTGCTGACACTTTCTTCCCCTTCGTGGAGTTCGGCAAGCAATCTACAATACAAGAAAGGGGATGCACTGTTTACCCAATCTGTGATAAGCGGGCTTACAGGAGGAATTGTCTATACTGCAAGTGGCACACTTACTTATGATGCTTTAGGTGCATCCAGTGAGAACCTTACTGTATTATCAGTGCTAAAAAATGCGTCTAGTGTCACTCTCAACACTAACAATGGTACAAGGATTATAAACATATGGCCCGCACAAGGTTCTACATCCGGAGCATATGACGGGTATTCTACAAATTTTATAATCGTAGAGCAAATGCGAAGTGTATTAGTATCTTCACTACTCCGAAAATCAAACGGTGATGGCAAGGATTTCAATGTGATAGGTACTCAAAACGAACCGTTTGTAGAAGGAAATTTCACAACAGTTAATGGTACACAAGTTAATGGTAATGTAAATTCCGCAGGTACTACAAAGATTGTATATGGTGCGGTATTCAACTGATATGAGTACACAATACAGTAGGATACAGCAAGCAAACTTCAGTAGCGCATGGTCTCAAACGTGGTCTGATAGCCATTCCTCCAAAGACCAGACCAGATATGTGTATATGTGCTGTCCTGCTTGGTATATCGTTGGCACCGCATCCTACGCCGCTTTCGGTGGCTCGGGGATATTCCAGATATACCTTTCCTATTGGACAGGCTCCGCATGGTCTGCCGAATCCCATTATGAGGTGAGTGCCACGGGTGGAGCGGTCACACGGCGGTATGGTCACAATCGTGATGAGGGAAATCTCAATGCCTCCCATCATTCCAACTACCCTTTGTGGAGGGTCAGGTATTGGCCTTCACGGTCAAACAGCAGATGGTCACTTACCATCTATGCTGGTGGCTGGGGATTGGCTGGGTACAACTACCCAACTGGACAATTAATCAAATCAAGGGGACGTGCAGGGACAACCTGCTTAATCCATTCCGATGGTACGACAGACAATGAGGCGAACGTGCGGGCGAATATTTTCAATCCTCTCAACAGGAGAGGTTCCCCCATACTCGCCAGTGATGATAGCGAACTGGTTTATTATCCGTATTAATATAAGGAGTTTCGAATGGCTATTCTGATGAATCTACCGAAAGAGGACAATATCCTATACACGGATTTCCCAAATGCCTATTGGAGCATTGAGAACATCATATTCAGTACCCTGAATGGATGTTCATACACTCAGTTCAATTTCTGTGCATACCCCTCAAGAGAGGCCAAATACAAAACATTGTTTCCCGTTGAAACAACTTTGAATTGGGGAGGCCCTGTGGGAATGGCCTATACGCCAAAACTGCATAGCTGGGAGGCCACATTCCCCACAGCCGATATCTTCCCCGGTAGCATACCGGTTTCCGAGTCAGACCAAAAGGATACCCTTTACCTCTTTGTGAAGGCTTACCTACACCTCACCGAGGTGGTGGATGTTCTGGAGGAGGAAGCATGAACGAGGATTGTCCGAAAGGCATAAAGAATGAAAAAGATATTGAACGATTAGGGGAGCGGTTTTCAATCATGTTCGAACAACTGGAAAAAGGATTGGATAAATTGGACAAGAAAATGGACGCACTCGACCAGAAATTCGATTTAAAAATCGATGAGCTGAAGAAAAGCATCCCCATACAGATAAATGAGGCTGTCGATGCCAAATGGAAAAGCGGTGTCTATTCCGTGGTGAAATGGCTGGTGATCACGCTGTTGGTAGCCGTTATCGGGGCTGTCATACGTATGTATATAATATAGGGAGAGTGATATGGATTGGAAGATTCTCGGTGTGGTGTTTGCCCTGTCGGTTCTCTGCATCGCCATGTTTCTGGAGATGTACAAGAAGATCATCCGGAAGGATAGGGCAAAGAACTGGGAGTGCATGGTAGTCGCCCTGGTATTCTCGGTTGGGCTGACCATGGTGGCGTATGGGGGACTTAGCCATGAAAACATCCATTGGCCATTGTGTTTCCTGTACGGGGGGATTATGTTCGCCTGCCAGTTCACGCTGGACATGCTGTTCATAAAGAAACTCGGCAAGGCGATTGGAAAAGCCCTACTCAAGCAGAAAGGAGTGAATATCGATGGATTTAACTGGAATGAGTAACATAATCGTCTGGATCGTTGGGGCGTTCGCTCTGCTCCTAGGGTGGCTTGGTATCGAGCGACACAAGGGGAAGCAGAAGGACAAGGTGATTGTCCAACAGGCTCAGGAGATCAAAAAGGAAAGGAAGCAGGGTGATATCTATAAAGTCTCCCAGGAGGCCGTCATTGAGGCCTCAGCGAAGACTGAGGAGATACAGGCTGAACAGAAGGTTACAGAAGAGAAAATCGAGGAGGCCAAAACCGATGAAGAGATTATCAATATTGCCAATGATATTGTGTCTGGTTTTAACGCTCGGCACTAG